CGATTGGCGGCATGACCATCCTCGCTCCAAATTTGGCCGAGGCCTTTTCTGCTTAACGCTGGCCGACGCCTGACTTGTCGTGATCGGCCACGATCACGATGTCCTGGCTGGCGCCGTACATCTCGCGCAGGCTGCCAGTGACCGGCACCAGGTTGCTGGCGCTGTAGGCCACCACCACCGGCCTGTTGGTGGTCTCGTGGATGGTGGCTGCAGTGGCAAAGCCCTCGGCCACGAACAGCGTGCCGGGCTCATCCAGTGAGCCTACCATCCAGAACTTGCCGCCTGTTTGGCCGCCTGGGTGGTACAGCTTGCCGCCGTCGTGCGAGATGTACTGCAGCGTGGCCAGGGTGCCGTCCTGGCCGTACAGTGGCACCACCAGGCGGCCGTCGCCGGTCACGCGCGCCCCATGCACGCCAATGCCCTTGCGCGCCAGGTAGGGGTGCTCTGGGCTGGCCGTCTGCGCCGAGGTCCAGATCGTCTCAACCGTGGCTGACGCCACCTCGTGCTTGCGCTCCAGCTCGGCATCGCGCAGCGCCTTTGCCTCTGCCATGCGCCTGGCGTGTGACATCTCCTCGGTCGCTGTCAGTTTGCGGCCAACCTCTGCGCGCCAGGTCACCTCCATGCCTGCGCGCCAGCAGCCGAACCGGCCAGCCGGGACGCCGTCACCGAACACCAGATACCAGCCTGGCTTATCACCTCCATGACTGCCGTTGCCTTTGGTGCCGGACTTGAACCGGTGAATCTTGCCGTCCAGCAGCAGCTCGTCTGGCGGCTCCAGACCAGCCGATAGCATGGCGCCTCTCAGTTGTGTCTCAGGTGGTTCAATTCTCTTTTCTGGTGGTGGCGACCAAGGACCGCCAAGGACGTTGGAAAGATCAGCCATTGTTGCGCTCCTTTAGTTTGGTTTCTGCCCACAGTGCGCCAGCACCAAAACCTCCATCTGTCCAAATTGCGGTTGTTTTTTCATCTTCCGTCAGCCCTACCCACGGGAGCTGTGAACAAACGTGACCGCAGCGAGGGCAGTCAACAACCTGCTCTGGCTGTGCCAAGTTTTCAAGTAGCGCAATCACATGTCCAACTGTCGCACCTTCTCCAGCACGTTGCAGAATAGCCTCAAGTGCGTATGCGGCATCTTTTAAGCCATCGATGTCAAAGCCATCGTCAGGCTCCTGCTCTGGCTGTGCTGCGGGTGGGGTGTCATATACAGGCAGGGTGCCGAACAGCTTTGCCACCGGCTCCTGCTCTGGCTTAGGTGGATAGTTGTTGCTGCTGCAAGCCACGCACTCATAAAGTACGGCGGCTTTACACTCGGGGCAGGTAGGCTCCTGCTCTGGCTGCTCCAGCGCGGCTTTCAGGGCGGTGATGGCATTGTCCGACCCATCGAGCCAATGCCACTGGCCCTCAATGATGTGCGCGTCATCAATAAAACCTTTGTAGGTCTCCAACGCCTCCAGCGCCTGCTGCGCTGCTTGTCTCAGTTGGTCAGTCATTGACTGTTGCCTCCTGCCTGGTGAGATAGTCGCTCAGTGCTTTGACCGTCTCATAGAGGGGCTTGGACTCCTCCTGCATGAAGCGGTAAACCGTGGCCGGGTGTACGCCTGCGTTCTCGGCCACCCTCTTGAGATTGGCGTCTTCCAGCCGTTTCTTGATTTGCTCAACAGTCATCATAAGTTGCACCTCTGAAAATATATTTGCGGGAGTGCTTGCACTATACCCGATTTTCGGTTTATGATTCGATCACACCACAAACAGATTCCCTGACAGTGGTGCAAACAGAAGGAGATTTAAATGATCAGCAAGTTTGAAGTCGGTGTCGTTTCTGACCTGTTCGACGCAGGTTGTCGAGACGATGGTCAGCCATTTATCGCTGAGCGCTTTTTCGTAGAGCTGGTTAACGTGAGCACCGGCTGCCGCTGGAGACACAACCTGACCATCAATGGCACCAAGAGCGAATACTGTGAAGAGACGGGTGATCTGTATTTTTCTGATCTGCGCGCAGATGCCACCGCACGCCTAGAGCGCTTGGTGGCTCGTGTTCAGCAGCGCCTGGCAGAAGGTGGTCGTCTGGATGCGGATCAGTGGTACGAAGTCGATCCCGTTTACGGTTCTGACGAGTATGTCAGTCAAGGTATCGAGCTGCAGCGCGTCTTCGCTGAGCGCGCTGCTCATTGATAACAACAAGGCCGGTGCAAGTCGGCCATTTTTGCAACCAAAATAGGAGAGCCAGATGGCTATCAATTTGAAATCGACCGGAGGCCTGACCGCCAATGGAGTGAAACTGTTGGTGTACGGTGCAGCGGGTGCAGGTAAGACCACGCTGGTGCAGACGCTGCCCAATGTGATCGTGCTGAGTGCCGAGGGTGGCCTGCTGTCAATTCAGGATGCAGACCTGCCTTACATCGAGATCACCAGCATGGATGAGCTGAAGGAGGCATTCGCTTGGTGCCGCGACAGCAAGGAGGCCGCAGGCTTTGAGTCTTTGGCACTGGACTCAATCAGCGAGGTGGCCGAGGTGGTGTTGTCGCATGAGATGAAGAAGTCCAAGGATGGACGCGCAGCGTACGGTGAGATGAACAGCACCATGCAAGAGCTGATTCGCGCATTCCGCGATCTGCCTGGCAAGCATGTTTTCATGAGCGCCAAGCTGGAGAAGTCCACCGACGAGATGGGCAAGATGCTCTACAACCCTGGCATGCCTGGCAAGAGCCTGACGCAGGGGCTGCCATACTTTTTTGACGAGGTCCTGGCGCTGCGTGTCGAGCGCGATGCCGAGGGTGTGACTCAACGCGCGCTGATGTGCGACTCGGACGGCCTGTGGCTGGCCAAGGATCGCTCGGGCAAGCTGGATGTCTGGGAGGCGCCTGACCTGGGTGCAATTATTTCTAAGATTGGAGCACGAGCATGAGTGACCTGAAAACCCTCAGCGCCGAATGGATGCAGCACAAGGCTGCCGAAGAGCATGCGGTAGTCGAGCGCCGCAAGATCGAAGACCGGATGGTCAAACTCCTGGCCATGTCCGAGAACTTCGAGGGCACTGAGACTGCCGAGCCGCAGGGCTTTGTGGTCAAAATCTCTGGCCGTATTGACCGCAAGGTCGATGGCGACAAGGTGCAGGAGCTGGCCGCTGAGTTTGGCCTGACTGAGCACCTGGCCAAACTGTTCAGGTGGAAGCCTGAGATCAATATGGCGATCTGGAAAGCGACAGACGAGGCCATCACGAAACCGCTGGCCGGTGCAATCACGGCCAAGTCTGGCCGCCCTTCTTTCAAAATCATCACAAAGGACTAAATCATGGCTTTCCTGAACGAAGAATTCAACGTCAACGAAATGCCGCAAGGTAATGGCAGCTTTGAGCCGCTGCCTGCTGGCTGGTACACCGGGACCATTTCGCAGGCCGAACTGAAGGCCACCAAGGCTGGCAATGGCCAGTACATCAAGCTGCGCTACGACATCACCGGACCTACGCACCAGGGCCGGGTGGTCTTCGGAAACCTGAACATCAAGAATGCAAACCCCAAGGCCGAGGAGATCGGTCGCCAACAGCTCGGCGACATCATGCGTGCTATCGGCCTGGCTAAGGTGACCGACACCGACCAGTTGATCGGCGGCCAGATCGCCATCAAGCTGGAGGTCAAGGAGGACGCTCAGTACGGTGCCAGCAACGAGGTCAAGGGTTTTAAGTCTGTGTCCGGCAGCGCAGCGCCTGCTGCTGCGGCAACCCCTGCCAAGGACTCTACGCCAGCTCCGGCAAAGCCTGCCAGGGCCGCACCGCCTTGGGCTAAGAAGTAAGGCAGAAAAAAAGCCCCCACCTTGTGAGCGGGGGCAATTGGCAACTACAAAGGAGAGAACCCATGAAGATTCCCGAGTCAGAGCATAACATTCAGGCGCTGATCGACCAGCACCATGAGGCGCAGTCCGAGGTGCCCAGGCCGCACCTGGGGGCCAGCACGCTGGGCCACGTGTGCGATCGGTGGCTGTGGCTGTCGTTTCGCTGGGCTGTGCAGCCGAGCTTCCCTGGTCGAATCCTGCGCCTGTTCAGGCGTGGCCACCAAGAGGAGGCCAACATCATCAGCGACCTGCGTGCCATTGGCATCGATGTGCGCAAGGTGTCCTCCCAACACCGGGTGGACTTTGGCAGCCATGTCTCTGGCTCACTGGATGCCATCATCGACAAAGGCGTTCCTGGAGCGCCCAAGTCCAAGCACATTGCCGAGTTCAAGACCGCCTCAAAAAAGGCATTTGACGATCTGGAGAAGAATGGCGTGGAGAAGTCCAAGCCTGAGCATTTTGTCCAGATGCAGGTCTACATGCAAGGCACCGGCATTGATCGTGCGCTGTACTTGACCGTTTGCAAGGATGACGATCGCATCCACACCGAGCGCGTGAAGCTGGACAAGGACGTGGCAGGCAAGGCCATTGCCCGAGGCCAGCGCATTGCCCTGACCGACCGCATGCCTGAGCCGATCAGCTCAGATGCGAGCTGGTATCAGTGCAAATTCTGCGATGCGCATGAATTCTGCCACCAGTCAAAGACCACCAAGCATGTGAACTGCCGCACGTGCGCAATGGCCACGCCGCTGTCGGACAGCACCTGGCACTGCGCCAAGTGGGACGACATCATTCCGCTAGACACCCAGCGCAGCGGCTGCGAAGCGCATGTCCTGCATCCTGACCTGGTGCCCTGGAAGCGCAAGGACGGGCCGGACGAGTTTACTGCGGTGTACGAGGTCAATGGCCTGAACATTGCCAATGGCGACCCTGAGCAAGAAGGCGTCTGGGGAAGCAGGGAGCTGCTGGCCAATTCCAATGCCTGCGCCAGTGGTGATCCTTTGATTGCTGAGATGCGCAAGGACTTTGGTGGAAGGATTGTGGGATGAGAAAGATGCGAATTCTTGTGGCTTGCGA